ACCAGCTATATGATTTAACCAAGTATTATTCGTTTAAGTCCAGTGACCCCACAATTATATCTTATGACATTCTAACTGCTATCGGTAGTACAATAAATTTATCAGACCATAACTTAGTTGTAGACCCAACATTCACATATCCGTTTGGCTACACAAGTGGCGATGGTTCAATAGCCGCTACAGGCACTGAAAGTTTAATCACGTTCTGCTCAGGTATTAGAGCCTATCCTAACGCTTCTGAAGTTACAGAAGTTATTAATGAAAGTGCGTTTGATACTGTAGTTCCGGCAGCTAATGACTATCAGCTAAATAACTATGAAGTCAGCGAAGATGGCACTAAGATGTTTGCCTTTGCTACGTCTACTAGTTCAGATGCTTGTAACGTGATTATTGAGTATACGCTTAGCACACCTTATGACGTGTCTACGGCTACACAGACTAACACATTATCTACTGGCTTTATCAACGGTCAGCAAGGCTATGGTCGAGTGGTAGACGGTGGCACAAAGGTTATTTGGTCTAAACGTTGGGGTACTTGGTATCAATACAACTTGTCGACTGCATGGGATTTATCAACAGCAGGAGCAAGACAGAATATATCATTTGACGCTAGACGTACAGGGTTTGACTTTAGCGACGATGGTTTAAAACTATTTACTAGTCGTGATGCTCAAGACACAGCCGGTATTTATGTATATACGTACACATTGACGACACCTTTTGATATTACAACTAAAGGTGCAGGAGTAGAAACAAACTTAGGACTATCATCATTATTCACCGGTACAGTCTACCAGTTCCACCGAACATTACGTTGGATGAAAGGTGGCAACTTCATGGTGTATAACGACAGTGCGACAGGTAACTTCTATATCTTTGAGGCGTCTACAGCGTATGACCCTAGCACATTAACATTAGTTGATACACTAGAAACAGGCTTAACAGGCTATGCAGGGTTTGACATTATCGAGCCTATCGAAAAGCTACAGTTACAGTCTACGTTCAATGTTGGCGGTACATATGATGTTAAAGAGTTTGAGTTTCACCAACAGACTGACTTCAATGGTGCGCCTGAGACTATATACGTCAAAGCAACAAACTTAGCAGCTACAGAGCTTTTCGACAAGATAGAAACTACAGGTACTGTTACACTACAGAACGGTGCGACAACTGACATGACTATTCAGGACGCTAACGGTCTATCATTAGCCGTGACAGTGACTAACGTAGTTCCTACAAGTCGCATACAGTTATATAATGTAACTAAAGGCACTGAGTTGTCAAATGAGATAGTTGCAGGAACAACATATACGTTCCCATATCTAGCAGGTATCCCTAGTTCTGTTATCGAGTCAGGCGATGAGATTCGGGTTAGACTAGCGTGTGCAGCAGGTACAACAGCTTATGACTGGTTCGAGACTACAGCGTTTGCAAGTGACTCAGGTGTATTCAGTACGGCTAACCAATCTATTCTTGATTCTTACACTATTGTTGGTATTGACGGCTCTACAGTAACAGAGTTTATCTTGGATAACCCTAACATTGATGTTGACCTTGATGACCCTGATGGTTTGTCACAGAAGAAGCGTTTGGTTGCGTGGTTGTACTATGCAGTCGCTGCCGATGCTGAAGGCATGAGAAACTTCTTTAAGGTTGTAGACCTACAGGACTCAGGTAACGCTATACTTAATGTAGACGTAGCTGACGTTAAAGTGGATAACATTGGTAATCGACAGTGCTTATTTACAGACACTGACTTCTACCTCTATCGCTCAGATGGTGTATCATGGGTACAATATCCTAGTACAGGTAACTACGGTATAACCTCAGACAGTGGTAAAATCTATGTAGCCGAAACAGGCGTGTCAGGCTTAACACCTGCTGAGTCTCTACTACTAGAACAAGCAGCGTCAAGCAGTGGTGGTAGTACAGCACCTACAGTCGAGGAGATACGACAAGAGATTGACACTAACAGTACACAGTTAGCTTCTATTAAAACTACTGTAGAAAGCACTCCTGACTACACAGGCGATTTAGAAGTTATCAATCGTGGTGTTCAGAAAGCATCGTTAGCAGTGCCACATTCTGAGGACTTACCATAAGTTATTGTAAAAGTCAAGAAATAAATTAAAAAAAGACTTGACATTTGCTAAAAAGTATGTTATACTATATAGTATATATAGCGTCATGCCGAGGAGGACAACATGACAACAGAAGAACAGAAATACTATGATAATTACTTTGAACTGTTTGCGTCTGCAGGTTGGGCGCAATTAGTTGAAGAACTGAAAGACAGAGAAGCGGCTTATGACGTTTCTTTCTTACGTGATGAGAAAGACCTTTATAAAGTACAGGGTGAACTTTCCATCTTACGAATGCTGACTAACTTTGAACAATTTATTGAACAGGGCTATGAAGCTTCAAACTTCACGTCTAATTAATCTCAGAGGGCTAGAGACTTAGACATTTAACTTTCCACAATACTATTAAAGTACGGAGAAATGCAATTATGGCAGAACTAGACAGTCGTCCAGAAGACTACAACGAAGAAACCTTTACTACTTTTGACGAGACTCCTGAACAGGAAGAAACTCCAAAGAGTGGCTATGAGGCGTACGCAGAACCAGAAGTAACGCAAGAAGAACCAGAGGAAGATGACTTACCTGATAAATACAAAGGTAAGGACGTTAAGGATATTATTGCAATGCACCAGAATGCTGAAAAGCTTCTAGGCAAGCAATCATCAGAAGTTGGCGAGTTACGGAAGGTGGTTGATGACTTCATTCAGACACAAACTGTTGCACAACAACAACAAGCCCCTGCACAGTCAGTGGAAGAGAGCATTGATGACTTAGACTTCTTTGAGAACCCGAAAGAAGCTATTTCTAAGATGTTAGAGAACCACCCGTCAGTCAAACAGAGTCAACAAATGGCTGCTCAATTAGCGCAACAACAAACTGTTGCTAAACTAAAAGCAAACCATCCAGACTTCAATGACATTGTAGCCGACCAAGGCTTCATAGACTGGGTAGGTAAATCTAAGGTACGCACTAACCTATTACGTCAAGCAGACGCTTATGACTATGACAGTGCTGATGAGCTATTTAGTCTTTGGAAAGAACGTCAATCAATGGTGAAAGACACAGTTCAGAACGAAGCAAAGGCTCGTAAGCAATCTGTTAAGGCTGCCTCTACAGGCAACGTAAAAGGCTCAGGCGAACCAAGTAGAAAGAAAGTCTACAGACGTGCAGACATTGTAGAACTTATGACTAAAGACCCACAACGTTATCAATCGTTGGCTTCAGAAATACGACAAGCGTATGCCGAAGGTAGGGTTAAATAACTTTTTTAATATTTAAAGGAAATTCAAAATGGCTAACTTAACTCCAGCTACTAATAACACTGTAACACTAGCAAACGCAGCGACGTTTATCCCAGAACTATGGTCTGATGAGGTAATCGCAGCATATAAGAAATCTCTTGTCCTAGCTAACTTAGTACAGAAGATGCCTATGACTGGCAAGAAGGGTGACACTATGCACATCCCTAAGCCTACTCGTGGTACTGCTTCTGCTAAAGCCGCAGCTGACACAGTAACAATCCAACAGACTTCTAACGATGAGTTAGTTATCACTGTTGACCAACACTTCGAATACTCACGTTTAATCGAAGATATCACAGAAGTACAAGCGTTTGATTCATTACGTCGCTTCTATACAGAAGATGCAGGTTATGCACTAGGTCTTAAAGTTGACAATGACTTGTTCGGTCTAGGTAAGAAACTTGGTGATGGTGATGGTTCATCTTGGGTGCATAGCGCTGCTTATCAGTTCAACACTACTACTGGTGCTGCTGAAGCTTATGACGCTGATGGTACTGCTGATATCGGTGCTTTCAATGATAAAGGTTTCCGTGACCTTATTCAAATCTTAGATGACGCTGACGTTCCTATGGACTCACGTGTACTAGTTATTCCACCGTCTGCTGTTAATGAGATTCGTGGTATTGACCGTTACAACAGTTCAGACTTCGTAGATGGTCGTTCAGTAATGAATGGTCAAATCGGTACTCTTTACGGTATTGATGTATACGTATCGTCTAATGCACCTGTAATGGAAACTGGCGTTAAAGCTGGTATCTTAATGCACAAAGATGCGTTCGTACTTGCAGAGCAAATGGCTGTACGTTCACAGACTCAGTATAAGCAAGAGTTCTTAGCAACCCTTTACACTGCTGACACTTTATACGGCTTAGAAGTATATCGTCCAGAAGCGGGACTAGTTATCGCTTTACCTGCATAATCTAGAGTTATCTTCATAGGGCTTCTTAGGAGGCTCTATCATAGATAACTTTCAACAACACAACGGAGTATTATATGGCAATTTTTAGAGGCGTTGGTGGGGCTGTTGGAAGCACTACAAGCGCAGTTATTAGTGAAGCAACAGAGGCAGCTCAGACAGCTACAGAGAAGGCTACTGAGGCTGCTACAAGTGCCTCTAATGCGTTCGCAAGTGAAACTAATGCAGCTACCAGTGCTTCTAATGCACTATCCTCAGCAAACTCAGCAGCTAACTCGGCTGCAATCTACGACGACTTCCTAGACCGCTATTTAGGCGCTAAGACTACAGAACCAACTACAGATAACGACGGTAATCCTTTACAAGTCGGTGCATTATACTATTCGGAAAACGATGAAGAACTATTAGTTTGGTCTGGTAGTGTTTGGGTTTCTCCTTTGGTATCTCCTGCTATTCGTGATAGCTTTGCAGGTGACGGTTCTACAGTAGCCTTTACACTGTCTCGTGACCCTTCCACAGAAGCTAATACACAAGTATATATCAATGGTATATATCAGAACAAGTCTACTTACAGTGTCTCAGGAACAACTCTAACGTTCTCTACAGCCCCTGAAGATGGTGATAGTATTGAGGTTATGTCTCAGAAGTCTACGTCAGTTCTAATGGCTGACACAGATAACGCTACGTACACAGCGTCAGGCGCAGGAGCAGTCACAAGAACTCTCAATGAGAAGCTAGGTGATACTGTTAGTGTTAAGGACTTTGGAGCTGTTGGTGATGGTGTAACAGATGATACACAGGCTATTCAGGCTGCTTTAGACAGCGGGGTTAAGACAGTATATGCTCCAGAGGGTACTTATAAATTAATAGGTACTTTGTTAGCTCCTAGAGGTGTTAGTCTTAAAGGTGATGGCGTAGGCGCTACAGTTTTTGACGCATCCTCTATGGACTACCTAACGGCAGGGGCTCAAGGGGCTAACGCTGTCATTAAGACTGCCGAAGGGTCTTTTGATGCGCTTCCTGATTTGCTTAATGATGTTAAAATCAATGATAAAGAAATAACTTTTGTTTCGGCTCATGGTTTATCTGTTGGAGACATTGTACATATCTATAACCCTACTGACGGAAGTTGGTTAGGCAATAGACCTGTCTATCGTGCAGGTGAGTATTTAAAAGTGTCCGCTGTTAATGGCAACACCGTTAGATTTGAAGGTTCTGCTGTTGATGATTATTTAGTGGCCGCTGTAGACCTCTACAAGGTTAACATGGCGAGTGTAAACTTTAGTGGGTTTACATTGCACTGTAACCCTAGCGCTCAGGGTACTTCATTTAGAGGGTTAGAGGTACATACTTGTAAGCATTCGTCAATTAGGGATGTTGAGGTTATTACAGCTCCTTATATCGGCATCAGCGCAGTAATGTGTTTTGACATCACGATAGATAACTGTACAGCCTCTGACAACTTTGAGGATGAGTGGGGTGGAGAGTATGGACTAACTATTTCAAACTGTTCTTATGTGAGCGTTACTAACGGTTACTATGTATCTCAACGACACGGGATAACTACAGGAGGCGGTACTGGAGTTGGTACAACAACCTGTCGCTTTATGACTTTTACGAACAACCGTGTGACCACCGAAGGGACTGTTCAGGGTTTTGACCTACACGGAAACGCTGAGTACGTGAACATTGCTAATAACGTCTTTGATAGCGGTGCTGTGTTAGGAGGTGATTATATCACGTTGTCTGACAATACTATTTACGGACATATTGTAAATGGGGCAGCTGTTATTATATCCGAAGTAAAGGGGTGTCATTACGTTATTACAGGTAACCTAATTAAATCTAACATGGAAGACAACAGTAGAGGCCAGTTCATTGATTGCGGTGGTAATAGCAGCTCTTTAGACTCTAACGTAACGAGGGGTGGTATTTTCAATATCTCTAATAACTCTTTTGTTTACGAAAAAGTTGCTAATGACGATCAAGAATATGCGGGCGTTGTAATACGTAATACCGCTTATTCGGGCGTAAATGATATATCTATCTCTTTTGTCGGTAACACATGTGAAGTTGTAGATGAACATGAAGATGTTGATAACTTAGTATTACAAACCATATTATCTATAGAAAATGATGGGGGAAATCCTTTCGACCAAGTGACAATCGCTAATAACACAGGTCGAGGAGGTGTTAGAGGTTCTGGCGCTGCTGATTTCCTTGTAAGAACTTTAAGTGTGACGGGTAATAATTTATCATACGGTTATCAATGCACATTTTTTGGTGTTCGTGAAAGTGCTTTAATTGCCAATAATACATTTAAAAACATTAAATTGGACATAGGGGCGCTTGGTGATAGCGCAGGTCAACTTGCTAAGTTAATTAAGATTAGCGATAATTATATCTATGACAGTATGTGGGGTATGACTGGTAGTAGTTCTACAAGGACAAGCATACGTGCTTGGTATGCTGAGACGGTCTATATATCAAACAACGTAACGGACGATAATGATAACCAGTATGTAAGGTACACAAGTGGAGCTTCGGTGTTTACTGCTGGCGAAACTGTCACAGGAAATACTTCTGGTGCTACTTATACCCATTATGATTCTTATGGTGATTTCTCTTTGGTTAAGAAAAGCATCTCAGGAACTCTACAAATTGGCGAGACTGTAACAGGGAGTACTTCTGGTGCTACAGCTGCTTTGTCTACCACGACAAACGCAAGCACAGCTGTTCGAGATTATTCAGTGTTGACGGCGGATAGCTTGTATACAATAGGTAATGTCACTGTTCAGGCTAGATCCTCTTATAAATCAGGTGTAACTACAGAAACAGCCCTATAGGACTAACTTATGAAGACTCTAAAAGACTTAGCAAACCGTTGGCAATACACAGCTGACAAGTCTGAACAATGGGTTATACCAAAGGTTGAAGCTGATGGGGCTGTTAGAGACGATTGTGATGGGTATGCTTTGGCTGCCCTTTACATTCTCTCAGGACACTCCATGTGGAAGTTTTGGTACAACTTGATATTCAAAGACGCTAAGATATGCTATGTAACTAACAATGGAGGCGGCCATGCGGTGCTTAGGTTTAACGGCCAGTATATTGATAACTGGTCAAAGGAACTAACCACTAAAGAGGCTATGGAGTCTTTTGGTCACAACTTTGAAAAACGTGGGTTTTACTTTTGGCAGGTAGCTATTAGATTAGCGTTTACAAAAGTGTTTGGAAAGACAATTTAAAGGATAACTAATGAGTGAAGATAGACTCAATAGAATTGAACAGAAGCTAGACAAACTTGTTGACATTGTTGAGTCTATTGCTCGTGTCGAGGAAAAGATAGTTTCTAATGATAAGCAAACGAAACGTCTAGAATTACGTCTAGATAAAATGGAAGATGAGGTGGCTGAGCTGGGAAAGCTTGCTAGGCAAAACTCTGGAGTAGCTAGATTTGCCGATAAATTCTTTTGGCTACTCATAGGCGGTGTCGTTAGTTTCGGAGTGTGGCTTGTACGCACAGGAGTAACAGCATGATTCCATTAATATCAGCAATAGGCTCAATAGCCTCTCAATGGCTTTCTAACAAGGCTGAGAAGTCTAAGGCTAAACACACTAAGGAACTGGAGATAATTCAGCAGGGAGGCAACTGGGAAGAACTACATGCCCAAGGCAGCCAAACATCTTGGAAAGACGAGTGGTTTACTATATTGTTTAGTGTGCCACTTATCATGTGCTTTATACCGTCGTTAGTGCCATACGTTGAACAGGGCTTCATAGTCCTTGAGAGAATGCCTGACTGGTATAAAGGCTTCTTAGGTGCAGCAGTAGCAGCATCATTTGGTATTCGTTCGTTAACTAATTTCAAAGGTAAGTAATATGAACTGTAAGACACATAAAGCTCCTAAGCGTAAAGCGCCACAGCGTGGTAGTCGTACAAAGGCTAATAAGGCTAAGCGGAGTTTGAAATAAATGATTAAGAAATCCAGAGCATTAACCACAACGACTAGCCTACAGACTATCTATACAGTGCCTAACGGCAAACGTGCGGAATGGAAGATGCTTTGGGTTAGTAACGTAAGTGGTTCTAACGGTACATTTGACATAACATATTACAACGCAGAGAGTGACCAAACGTTTACATTCTTTGATGACCATGTGTTATCAGCTAAAGACTTCTTTCAGATAGGTGGTGACTACTATGAGTTTGTCACGATGAGAGAAGGTGACTACATACAGATAAGTGCTAGTCAGGCTATGACAGCTGTTGTCAGTGTAATAGAATATAACGATATTATCCAAGGAGGTTAACATGCCGGCTAAGAAAACAACTAAGGCAGATAAGAAGTACGCCAATGGCACAACCTATAAAGACTCTAAAGGTAAAACACATAAGCGTACATCGGCTAAAGGCACTAAGCGTGGTGATGCTTATTGTGCTAGGTCATCAGGACAAAAGAGTAAAGACGGTACAATGTCTCCCAAGTTAAAAGCTAGACGTAAGGCTTGGGGTTGTAAAGGCAAGAAGTCTGTAAGAAAATAATTAAACCACAATAATAAAACAAATAAAAACTTAGGAATAAAACATGGCACAAACTAGAGCTACGGCTAAACAGGTAACTTTCAAGGGTGATGGCACAGGTGCTGTCGTTCGTAACATTCATGACAAACTAGGCGATACTGTTAGTGTTAAAGACTTTGGAGCTGTAGGCGACGGAGTGACAGATGATACAGCGGCTATTCAGGCTGCTATTAATGCGGCTATATCTAGTAAACTACCAGTATTTATACCGGGCGGTACTTATATTGTAAGTGATACTATACAAATTAATAATTCTCAGTCATTAACAGTGCAAGGATGTGGCGAAAGAATAACTGTTATTAAGTTTAACAATGCAATTGTTGACAAGGTTATGTTTGACCTTACAAAAGCATCGTCGAGAACAGTATTAAAAGATTTGTTTTTAGAAGATGAAAACGCTGGGACATCTAGCTGTATAAGAATGACAACGGGACGCAGACCAGATGACCTTGGTTCTATTGCCCATTACAAGGATAGCTTGGAAAGATGTAGCGTTAGCTATTTCAAGGTCGCTGTACATTTCGATACTGACGCTGATAGACTGAACGGAAATGAACACGCTTTTCTGTCTGAGAGCTTGTTTTTACATACAAGGTTTAAAAATAATAGAACTACGTTTTTAGTTCAAAATATACAGGCGGTGGATATAACGCTTATTGGTACTGACATAGAGAATGATGATTCTGGCGAAGAATACACAGTTATTACTGATAGCGTCGGTGCTAGTTTTAGGATGTTTGGCGGTAGTGTTGTTATTAGAGGTAAATTTTATTCTGGAACATACTTACCAGGTTCTGTAAGTTTATGGCAAGCTGGAAAGCTCTATATAAATGACACTCGATTTGAGCTACGTGGCGGAAGAACACTCGATGTTATTTCATTACCAATTAGCACAGCTCAGATAAATCTGTCTGTAGAGTTTGATAGCTGTTTCTTTTTGTGCTTTGCCCAAGACTTGAAATTCGTGGATTATTTGGGTAAGTCTCAATTAATAATGAAAAATTGTAGAGCATTGTCGGGCTCTTTAACAATAGAACAAAGACCATATCAAGGTTATTCGGCTACATATTCTGGAGGCTATTATTTATCTAGTGGATGGGTAAAAGTTACTGACTCATACAATATTAAGTACAATAAAGGAACTCCCGTTAGTGGTGTTGATAGCTATGTTGCTCCTGTGACTATCAAAAATATAGGAAGCGATGGTTCGTTTAGTTCTTTGTTAGATGCAAATGGGTTTTTAGAATATGACGCTTCAAGCTATAACCAATGGGGCGCAGGTCTAAACGCTCTTGAGTATGGTCTTGTTGGCTATGGAATTGATAGGCCTACTTCTGGCTTTGGTGATGTCAAGTTAAAACTTCCTTATGGCGCAAGACCTTGTAAGCTTGTTATGTATAAAGAGCCTCAAATACGTACAAGTGCTACCGAGTTTGAACTCTACGCTGTAAAAGACGAAGCTGATTGGGCTAGCAGCACTTTTGATTACACTTTGGATGCTGTGTTGTTATGTACTACAGGAGTAACTACAAACAACTACGGTGAGTTTGAAGCTTCTGTACGAACTACTTCTAGTTATTTTACAGGTACATTAAAAGCAGGAAGCAGTAACTGGACTGAAGGTAGGATTTATCTACGTGCGGTAGGTGGCGTGCAGAATCACGGCATGGTTGGTGTTAAGTATTTATAAGAGGACTAAACAGATGCTCCCACTAGACAAACAATTACACTTCCTAGTAGGGGCTCTACTGGCCTCTTTAGCCTATCCCTTTGGCTACATAGCCTCTATCATCACGGTAGTGCTAATAGCCTTTGGGAAAGAGGCGTGGGACGCTACAGGCCGTGGTACTCCCGATATATGGGATGCCTTAGTAACTATCATAGGCGGAGCTGTAGTTTTAACATGGTTTAGCCTAACAGGAATATAACATGGCAGCAAATAATACATTAGGAATGCTTGGGCTAGACCCGTTAGCGATTGTTAACACACCGCCTAAACAGGACGAACAAGTAGTTCCTTCTCCAAATATGTCAGCGCCTGCACAATCAGGTGTTAACGGTGTAAATACTACTGGCATGATGTCTACACAGACTCCTACAGTAAATGAATACCCATCCCCGTTTGATGTAGGTATGCCAACACAACAAACACCTGCTACTGGTATGTTAGCACAACAAGCGACTGTTTCTGAACCTACTAACACTTTAACTAAAGCAGGTTTTATCTCTCAAGCTACAAAAGATATAGAGGAAGTTGGTAGAGTAAGGCCGTCTACTTTAGAAGGTATAAACTATCAATATAACGCTTTACAGACAGGTAAAGGCTCTGCTAGTGAAGTTGAACTGGACAAAGCTAGACAGTATGCAGAGTGGGCTCAAGCACCCGGAGCGTATGCTGAAGGCACTGATGTAGATGCTATAGTAGAAGACATAATGTATTCACAGCTATCTTCAGTTAAAGAAGGTACAGCTATGGATGCTATGGATGTGGTAGTCCCTCTTGCAACTATGGCGCTTACAGCAGGGCTAGGTGGTGCTATAAGTACTGCATGGGGTGTTAGTTCAGCTACAGGTGCAGGTCTAGCAGCAGGTGGTTTAAGCCTAGCACAAGGCGATAGTTTAGATGAAGCAGTCGTTAAAGGCTTTACAGCAGGTTTAGGTGAAGCAGCTAATAGCGCTAACCAAGCTCTTTCAGCGGCTCAACAGGCTGGCGAGGCTGCAGAGGTTATCAAAGGTTTACAGGCAACTGCAGACGTTGCTAATAATATTAAGAACGTTGTAAACATAGGTCAAGCCCTTGAAAGTGGAAATATCCTAAAGGGTATTAATGCTGGTTTAGGTCTTGCAGGTATTCCTAGTCTAGAGGAAATAGCAACAGATAGTGTATTAAGCTTTGCGCCAGACTCTGAGTTTTTGATTGAAAACGCAGATAACTTAGCGACGGCCGCTTTGAATGTAGCTGAAGGTTTAGCTCAAGGTGAAACTACTGAAAAGGCCTTGTTAGGTGGTATTAACAAGTATCTACGTACAGGTGGTAATCTAAACGGTTTAGTGCCAGAAGGTCAAGACTTTAGCTTTGACTTTGACTTAGAGATGCCTGAGTGGATGCAGAGTATTGCTGAAACTGCTTCAGATATAAATAAAAACTATGTCAAACCTGCTATTGAACAGGCTGACCAGATTGTTAGAGACTTACCAACCACTAAACAAGAGTGGCAGGAAGCTGAAGCTTATGTAAATGAAAACATTATTGACCCTGTGTCTAATTCTGTTAGAGAAACAGGTAGAGGTATAGAAGAACTTTATGGACAGGCTGAGGATTGGGTTAAAGAAAACATCCCTAACATTGACTTACCTGACATTAACCTACCTGACTTAGGTGCGCTTGCTTTAGGCTCTACAGGCTCTACAGGCTATACAGGCTCTATAGACCCTCTTGATTTAGTTACAGTTAGTTTAGAAAATCCAGAGCTTGTTGAAGGGTTTGATTTAAATAATCCATTTTTAAGATAAAAAACTATTGACTTTTGACTAAAAACATGATATAATATTACTATAGAGTGTTTAGTTAAACAAAGGATAAACAATGACATATTTAGAACTCGTCAACAAAGTCTTAATAAGACTAAGAGAAGATGAAGTCAGTAGTGTTAACGAAAACAACTACTCTAAGTTAGTAGGTGAATTTGTTAATGACGCTGTAAGACAAGTAGAAGATACTTGGGATTGGTCTTCATTACGAGCAACAGTAACAGCAACTACAGAAGAAGATATTTTCAATTACATACTACCTTCTACTGGACAACATAGTAAACTACTTGATGTTATCAATGATACATCTAATAACTTCATAACCTATAAAGCGCAGCAATGGTTTAATGATAGGTTTTTAAACAAAGACTTGACCAAAGGTTCACCTTTATATTACACGTTTAATGCAACGGATATTAATGGCGATACAACAGTAGATGTTTACCCTATTCCAGATGGTGCTTATGAGTTACGTTTTAACTTAGTAGCTAGAACAACGTCGTTAAGTAATGATGCTGATAGGATATTAGTTCCACACCTGCCAATCATACACTTAGCACACGCTATGTCTGTTCGTGAACGTGGTGAATCAGGAGCGCAATCAACGCCTGAACTGTTCTATACAGCCGAAAGAACGTTATCGGACGCTATAGCCTTAGACGCTGCTAAGCATCCCGAAGAAACTACATTTTATATGGTGTAACTATGGCACAACCATTACAGAACATAACAATAGCAGCTCCTGCTTTTAAGGGTTTGAATACACAAGACAGTCCGTTATCAGGGGACGTTCAGTACGCTTCTGTGGTGGATAATGTTGTTATTGATACCTTTGGTCGCATAGGGGCTAGAAAGGGCTTACAAGTCCTTACAGGCAACCCTGAAGCGTTAAACGGTAGTACACCGACAGTCATACACGAATATGAAGACGCTAACGGTAATTTAGAGATATTAACTATAGCGGACGGTAAAGTCTTCACAGGTCTTAACACACTAGTAGATGTTACACCAGTTAGTTATACAATTACAAATGAAAACTTCAGTGCTGTTAACTTTAACGACAAGGCTTATTTATTTAACACAAACCACCAACCGTTAGTTTATGATACAGCCGGTGGCTTAGTAGAGATGGTAGCTTCATCAGGAACAGCTCCACAGGGCGATATAGTCATTGGAGGGTTTGGCAGATTGTGGGTTAGCGGTGTACCATCAGCTCCTAACACTATATACTGGTCAGACCTGTTAATCGGTGATGCTTGGAGCAGTGGCTCTAGCGGCTCTATAGACCTAGACAAAGTATGGCCAGACGGCAGTGACAAAGTAACAGCCTTGGCAATATGGAATGGTTTCCTTATCATCTTTGGTTACAATTCAATCGTTATTTATAGTGGTGCTGAAGACCCTGCAACCATGGCATTATCAGACACTATTAACGGTGTAGGCTGTGTAGCTAGAGATACAGTACAGGCAACAGGTACAGACTTATTATTCCTTAGTAGCCGTGGTGTTATGTCACTAGGCAGGGTTATACAAGAGAAGTCCAATCCTATTAACGATGTTAGTAAGAATGTACGTGATGATTTAATTAACTTTTGGAAGCAGGAATCACAGCCTGTAAAGTCTGTTTATTCCCCTGTAGATAGTTTCTACCTCCTACTATTCCCAACAAACAATTTAATATATTGCTTTGATACACGAGGATTGTTAGAGAATGGTGCTTTCCGAGTAACTACTTGGACAACAATTAATCATAGATGTTTCCATGTTAGACAAGACGATACACTACTTGTTGGCAATGCAGACGGTGTTAGCAAATACACAGGCTATACAGACAACGGTGAAAGCTACGCAATGCGTTATTACAGTAACCCGTTATCGTTTGAAAGCCCTTCACAGATTAAGATGTTGAAGAAGATAACACCTACGTTAATAACATCAGGTAGTTCACAGATTAATGTTAAATGGGCGTATGATGTAACAAACGATTATAAGACACAAACTTATCGAATAGACTCTGTAGGCGCTTCATACTTTGGAGAAGCTTTGTTTTACAGTACAGAGGCTACAGAGGACGATGCAGCTAAGTATACGTCAGGAGGCGATAAAGTGTCTATTAAGCGAGTTAACACATCCGGCTCAGGTAATTTAATATCAGTGGGGCTAGAAAGCACTATACAAGGCATACCACTTTCCATTCAAGAATTTAATATACAAGCAACTATAGGACGTATATACTAATGTCTACATATACAATCACCACGAACTTCAGCAACAAGGACACATTACCTGCTGGCTCAACAGACCGAGTTATCAAGGGTAGTGAGTTTGGTACTGAGTTTAGTAACATACAGGTGGCTATCAACGGTAACGCACAAGATATATCAAACATTCAGTCATTTACTAATGCTATTACAGCAACAGCCAGTGAATTAAATGTGTTAGATGGTGCTACAGCCTCTACAGCCGATTTAAACAAATTAGCCGCTATTACAGTGACTAGCACGGAATTGAACTACTTGTCAGGTGCTACGAGTAACTTACAGAATCAGATTAACAATATATCAACTACAGGACTACAGACTCAGATTGACACTATTAATGATACACTAGATTCAATCGTCGGTAGTATTAACAGTTTAAGCTTCAGGGTGTCATTCCTAGAAGCTGGCGGAGGGATTGAATAATGAGTTTACCTAATCAACAGGATATGAACAACCCTGCGTTACTATCACAGATGAATCAACAGCCTCAACAGGGCTTTCAAGCTACAAACCCTTTTGCTAGTTATCAAGGTATGGGTGGTGACAACTTAGACAACCTAGCCATGGCAGCAGGTGTTGGTGGTTTGTTAGGTGGTGTGCCTCTGAATAACTTAGCAGCAGGTGCTTTAGGTTATGCGGCAGGTAACTTAGGGATTGAACAGGCTAGACAGCTTCCTAGTATGCTTGGTGAATCAGCGGCTAACATTGCTAATCAGGTTGGACAAGCTGCTGAGTTTAGACCATACGCTGTGACAACTGGTGTAGGCGGTGCAGACTATTCCGCCACAGGTATGACACAGAACCTGTCACCACAGGCTCAACAGGTACGTGATTCTTTATTAGGACAAGCAGCTACACAGGCTGGTCAGTTAGGTAATGTAACGCCTGAACAGCTTATGCAACAGATGACTGCTTTACGTCAACCTGAACAGGAACGTCAGCAGTTAGCATTAGAGAATAGACTAGCTTCACAGGGACGCTTAGGTGTTGAAACAGCTGCTTATGGTGGTACACCTGAACAGTTAGCTATGCAGAAAGCTATACAAGAACAACAATCTGCTGATAGTTTAGCGGCTATTCAAGGTGCTCGTACATTACAAGGCATGGACATTCAAAACTTAACAGGTATGTTAGGTGCGTCAGGTATTCCACAACAGCAGCTTACAGCGGCTCTACAGCCTTCATTAAGCATGATGCCTTATACACAACGTGCAGGTGATTTACAAGCACAAGCATTGGCTAACTTAGGACAACAAGGTATGTCTGGTATGGTGAGTGCTGTTAACTCTGAAGCGCTATTGCGTCAAGCTCAGATGGAAAGCATTATGAACGGTTTAGGTCTTGGTGGTTCAGGAGGCGCTGCCAAAGGTAATTTGGAAGATAGTTTACTTGACAAAGGTGTTGATTGGCTTTCTGGTTTAGTTGGTGGTTTATTTGATACAGACTCAGGTACAAGTGTAGGGGCTACTGCAGACACAGGTGGTGGTAATTCCTACAGAGTAGGTGGTATAAACGACCCCGGTCTTGTTTAAGAGGAAATAATAATGGCTACAGCAAAAGAACAACTAATCAGTATGATGAACCCTCAAGCGGCTCGTTTAATAGACCAACAACTACGTGACCAGCAGGTAGCTCAACGTTCACAAGGCGCTGGAATGTTATCAGGTGTTGCACAGGCCTATACAGGCATGGGTGACTTAGCAGCTCGTGCGTTAGGTGCGTCTCCTATGGGCGCTAATGAAGCAGGCGCTATAGCAGCTCAACAGAAAGAACAACAAGAACAAGCAAAACTAGAAGCTATGCAGAAGAAGTTAGCAGGTGCTTCAAACGAACAGTTAGCCACTATCATACAGAACAATGCCGTTGCTAATCCTAAACTAGCTCAAGCAGCTAAGCAGGTGTTAGCAACTAAGCAGTCTACGTCGTCTAACCCAGCAGCAGCTTTTATTAAGGCTGTTCAGTTAGGTATTAATAATGGCTCAATTTCTTCTGAGTCAGGTATAGCTGCTATAGAGGCTGAGCAAAAACAAGCAGGTAGCGGTAGTGCCTTACTTAAATACCCACTTGAAAAGACGGATGGAAAGGATGATGGTAAATTATCAGCAGGTAACGAGAAACGTTATAATGAACTGCTTGACGAGACTAGTCGTCTGCGTAGAATGAATACAGAAACAGGAGCTATTACTAGCTTGTTAGATACAATAGACCCTTCATCAGGTGCTATAGCTAAGGTAGGAAAAGCAATTAAGACTGTGTTTGGTACAGAAGATGTGGAAAGTGTCCTGCGTACGAGAATAGAGGCTATACGTGTTGCACAGGCTATTGGTAATCTACCTCCGGGAATTGCTTCTGATAAGGATATTGAGTTGGTGTTAGGGGGTACGCTTCCTAGTACAGCTAATCCAGAAGCTTTAAAAGAATGGTTTGGAGCATTAGACCGTCTTAACAATATTGCTATAGAAGAGCAAGAAGCACAGCTTACTCATTTAGATAATAACAAGAGTATGAAAGGTTACTTCACAAAACGTAGAGAGTATAATCTTAAAAGAGCTACTGAGCTAGAGGCTAAACGTGCTAAAGAGTTAGAAAAGACTGTAAAGGCTGAACAGGCTCGTGTAGAGGCTAAACGTGCTAAAGTAAAAGCGCTAGAAGAACAGAAGGCTATTAAAAACCAGTCTATTAATGTAAGCGCAGAAGTAGGTAACTTTCAGGAGTTCTTATGATAAATATTAATGACATGACAGAAGAGGAGTTAGACCAGTACCTGCTGAAAAACTCCACTGCGTCTAAGCAATCCTCTGGACTTGATGTAGATAGTCTTACAGAAGAGCAACTAGACCGTTATCTTGCAGGTAAATCTATAGATGCTCCTGAGCGTAACGAGTTCATTGGCATGGGTAGCTCAATAGGTGGTGCATTAGGCGGTGCAGCTCTTGGCACAGCTATTTTACCCGGAGTTGGCACAGCTGTTGGTGGTGTTATCGGAGGAGCTTTAGGTGCTTTCGGTGGTGAACTAGCAGAAGATGTTATGTCGGAAGAGGACATGAACTACGCTAATGCAGCTCAAGAGGCAGCTATATCAGTTGGTTTAGATGTAGCTACACTAGGTGCTGCAAAGTGGGCTAAGCCTGCATACTTCGCAGGTAAACGTGCGTTAGGCTTTACAGCTGAAGAGGTTGGTAAGGATATTGTAGAGAAAGCAGCAGCCACAAGAGCTACACAGGTAGCAGGTACGCAAACGTCTTTACAGTCTAGTGCTGAATTGTTAGCTGAGAAAGGTGCTGTACTAACACCAACGCAGATGGGTGCAGATGGTATCTTATCTTTCTATGACAGTCTTGGGCGAAGCGGTGTCCTTTCTAGTGGTGCTTTTGATAAGAACATGGAGTTAGCTAACGAAGCGGTTAGTGGCGCTATTAACGGGCTTGTTGCTAAGAATGAAGCAGGTGTGTTAATGAAGGGTGAGTTAGGTGCTGCAATTGATAATGTTTTCATGGAAGGTAAGAAAGCATTAGGTAAGCAGTATGAGCTTGGTTTAAATGACGTTATGTCCTCTTTAACTAATAACACTATTAACGTGATGCCTATCCATAAGTCAATAGACGGTTTTATTAAATCTTATTCTAGTAAGCTTGGCGGCACACAGTTACAAGATGGTACTATAAAGCTATTAAGGGGCATCCAGGATGACTTATCAGGCGGCTTTAAACTGGTAGATGAAGTAAAGGAAGTAAAAGTACCTTACACTAATTCTTTTGGTCAGAAGATGTTTAAGACTGAGAAGCAAGTAGTAGGTAAGAGAAAAGTCCCTGTACCTATCCCGGCTGCACAGCTCATAGAGTGGCAGAAGAAGCTTAACAAGGTTATAACGGAAGCAGGTAATCCACTAAGTCCTATGTACAATAAAGCTGTTGATGCTGAGCTTGCTAAAGTCTCTAGCGTCTTATCAGGCTCTATAGACAAAGTAATGACTAAAGTTAACCCTGAAGCTTTTGGTAAGTACCAAGCTGTTAAGAAGGCATACAGTAAAGGGATTAAGACGTTACGTCCTGATAACATTAAGTCTATTATCAACTCAGCAGCTAAAGAGGACTACGATAGACTTGGTAAAGTGATGTTGCAAGAAGGAGTCACTAATCTTAGTCAGTTTAATAATACATGGAAAGCAATGAACTACGCTGTAAAGTCTATGAATCCTAAACAGCTTACTGAGCTAGGGTTTAAGAATAAAGATGAGTTGTTCAAGACTATTAAATCTTCTTATGTGCAGAACATATTCCCTAACGTTAACGCAGTAGACTTTGACATTGC